AATTTACAGGTCTACTACCTAATGGACTAATTCCATCAAATTGTTTTTCATATTTAGCTTTTTCTTTTTCTCTAATTTGTTTAAATTGTTCTGGAGTTTTATCGTATGGATTTTTAGCTGTAGGACCAGTTCTACCAGCATCTCCCATTCCACCTTTAGGTCCACCTTGATAACCACCTGTTCCTGGACCAACATTACCTTTAGAATCTGCAACTTGTCCCATGTCAGAACCACCACCGTATTGACGTCTACCGTCACGACCCATGATACCACCAAAGGCTGCTTGTTGTCTTCTGATTTTATTTAGTGCTGTTATACCAGCCATGACTACATCCCTCTGTTATAGAGACCCATCAAACCACCGTTGGCTGCCATTGCAACTTTTTCTCTCATGTCAACATCAGCTATTCCGCCACCAGGCATTTGTTCCTGCATGTTAACATTCTCGTTCATACTCATTTGTGGAGCTTGAGATTGGATTCCTGATTGATCTTGTTGCAACTGTTGTAAAATTTGTTTCCAAATACCACTTTCAAAAAAAGCTTCAAAGCTTTGAAATTGAACTTTTTGTTCTGGTTCCATCTGTGACCATATTTCTGCCGCAATTTGCATGCTTTGATCATTGGGTTCTTGTCCACCCATTCTAATATCACCACCACTATATTTAATATCCGGTGCTCCGGCTTCTATTGATTCGTTCATTGAAATTTTTTCTTCCATAGTATCTCCTTTTACTTTGTTTTTCCTATTAAATCAAGAGAAGGCATGATAACAGTTACATCTCTCTGCACATCTTCTTGAGATATATTAGCAGTTTTTAGAGCCTCTTCAGTCTCGTATACTTCTCCTGTTTTCTTGTTCTTAATTGTAGTTATTATTTTCTCTGGTGTTATTTCTATTACTTGATCACTCATTATGTTGTTACCTCTTTCTTAATGTTTAAATAGCTAATAGCTACATCAAACGAGTCTGTTGTGCTCGATTGTACTGTAAAAGGTGTACCACCTTCTACTATTAGCGGTTGGGTTAATAATTCTTTAGTTTCATTAGCTGTTAATGCTGCAGATTTAATAGCTGTAATACTGTTGTTTGTTACAGTCACACTTGGTGTACCCGCTGATGTAACAAGTATTGATTTTATAACAATAGTTTCATTAACTGCAGGAATACCAGCACTTAGTGGTGTTAGTGCACTACCACTTGTATTATTATCTATACCTTTAAATTTGTATTGGTTTACTACTGCCATTAATCTAAAAAGAAACTTCTAGCTTCTATCTCCTGTTTTAATTCTTCTTGAAATGTTGTATTTAATTTTTCTAACACCGCATCTAAATCTCTAATTAAAGACTGAGCTATGTCTTGCTCGTACTCGTTACTTGCTCTAGTTAATGATTGTACAATTTTTGCCATTATCGTCTCCCTCCAGTTTGTATATCTAACCTAAAGGTTCCTAATTTCCAACTAGTATCTACTTCTGTATTAGATATTGTAAGCGCTATGGCTCGACCTCTAGCACGTGTGTCTACTTTATCTGTTGAAGTTGTAACAGTAAAAGGTCCAAGTGATGAACTAGCTGCAGCATCATTTGGATAATTTCTTAAATCTAATTGTATAATAGCATTTCCTTGTTGTGCTATAAAATCTGGTATAATTCTGCTAACTCTCATAATATTTTCACCATCACCTCTAAGGTCCCCTAGGTTGGTTGCGGCTCCTCTAATAACTTTTTGTGTAATATCATAATCACCAGATGTAATGTTAGCTGGTATGGCCACAGCCGTGGTTCCTGCTTCTTGTTGATTGACTCCAGTTTCATGTTCAAAATAAATTGACACGCCTTCAGTATTACCAGTTACATCAAATGATACATCATCACCGGCATTGTATTTTGTTGCATGAGGTAAACCAAATACAGATGAATCTTCCCATGTTGTTCTAGGAAATAAATTATTTGCATTTGTAAACCATATAGGTCTTTTAGATGTTGAATCTAGATAACTATAAGTAACTGCTCTTGTATTTACGTTAGAAGTAGCGGTTGGATAGAACCAAGTTATTTCTCCAAACAAGTTATTAATACCACAATAAATTAATTGATTAGATGTAGTGTTAAGATCATCATAAACAAAGTCTTCAACCAGACAGTCCATAGATTCTAGTTTACCTGTGTATCTAAAAAAACCATTATCAGACATCCAATAAGCAGCACCATCAACTTCAACAGCTGCATTCTGTCCTATTAATCCACAGTTGGTTCCAACTTGTTCATAAGCAAATGTAAAAGGAGTTCCAACAAATCTCATTGTAAATAAAGAAGTATCCGTCCAAATATATATTGCATTTCTACCAAGTGTAGCACCCATGATCCGTGATCCAGCGGCCAGTCTTTGTGTACCCGCACTATTCTCAGCTGTAGGTGTGTAGTCTTCTATATTTTCTTGTGATGAGAATCTTATAAACATATCATCTTGTGATGTCTTATCTCCAATTGTTTTTTCTGTTCCAAAAAAAACTAAGTGACGATCGGGTGTTGATACTAACATGTCACGTGATGCTGTTGGTGCATTAGGAATAATAACAGCTCTAGTACCTGTAGCATTTGTTGCGTCTGCATCCCATTTAAAACATTCACCATTATGAATTAATGCAATAAGAGTTGTACCTAAATTGTCCAAGGACCATAGACCGGGATCAATTACTGAATCGGTGTTAGCTGCTGGTGAACCCCAACCTGTAAAACCAGATGAATTAGTTACTGTTGCACCATTAGAGTGAGTAATGGCTGTAGTTCCTCTTGCTCCTCTTCCTATACCTGTAAGTTTATTTCCTGAAACACCTGTGTATGATATTTCTTCTGTGCCTATTAAGACATGATTTGTACCCGTGCTTGGAAAACCAGTGGTACTAGCTAATGTAATTTCTGTAGCAGAACCATTGTTTCCGCCTGACGTAGAAGAAATAGCACCATTTAAAGTATTGGTTAACGCTCCTAATAAATTACCACCCCATAAAGATATACCCCAACCAAAAGCTCCTAATTGTTCTGCAGGTCCTACGTGAAAGTATTGGTAGTATTTAATTCCACCAGATGTTGTTGCACCTGAACCAGTTTCATTACTAGGCATTGTAATTGTAATAGTGGCCGGTGAAGGCACACTAGTTATCATAAATTTTTTATCATTAAAATCTGCTGCACTAAAATTAGAATTTGTAATAGCACTAAAGTCACTAAATAAAATAATGTCTTGAGCTTGAAAAGTATGGGGTGTGGGAAAAGTTATGGTGACGGTTGGTGATCCGTTAGTCGTGCTAAATGCACTTGTAATAGCTGTACCTGTTGGATTGACTAAAGGATGGATGTCATAAAACACACCACCTGAATAAATATATAAAATTTTATTAGTACCGATAGCTGCATATTTTACAGAACCTGTGCTAACTAAATGATGTAAACCTCTAGCTGCACCAGTAAGTTTTGAGGCACCTAATTGATTCCATCCACCTATTTTTTCAGGTGTACCATACCTAAAACGCACATTTTCACCGCCTGTCCATTGTGACTCGGCACCTGTTGATGTAACCTGTTTATTAAACCCCGGTAAGAACCCTAATTTTTGTAACATATATAATCCTTATAAAGAAGGCAGTAGGTATGGTGGATTACTGCCTTCATTATAGGGATATATCATCGTTTAAACCAAGATGGAAGACCTAAATGTGGACGCTTGTCAAACATATTATCTTTAGATCCTGGAGTTTTTTTATTGTTATAGTGAAGAAATACCTGAGCACAATCTTTACCTTTAAACGCTTCTCTCCAGTGCTCTAATTTACAACCAGAATAGACTAACATATCACCTGGTTTTAAATTTACTTTAATTCCTTTTTTATTTATTTCTCCTGAAGGTTCTAAATAAATAGTCCAATTATCTCCACCTAAATTCATAGTCGTGGATATCTCACAACTAAATCTATCTTTATGTCTTTTAAGAATATCTCCTTTTTTATATATTCTTGCATAAGTATAAGATGGATATAGTTTTAATCCTGTAGTCTTTTCCATAATAGGTTGACACTTTAACATTAAAGTTTCCATAGCTATATCAGAATAGTTTGAATAGGTGTGCGGGATCTGACTATTGGCTCCTTCATACTCACCTAATAATGTTTCATAAGGTGAAATATATCTAGCATTGCGACAAGTATCTAATACTTGTCTTTTCATATGAAAGTAATTGTATAAGAATAAAGCTAAATTTTTATCTATTGCTTGTTTTATAATTATGTATTTATTTTTTTTAAAACTCATATAAATGTATAAACCAATACTAATCGGTATCCTTTTTTTGGCACTAATTGATAATGTTTTAAGTTATTCCATATAATTCCTTTATTAGGAACAGGAATAATTTTTTTAATTTTATTTTTAATTAAGATACAAGTATAAGAATTTAAATCATCGTTATGTAAATAAATTAATAATTGTTTATGTGGATATAAATGATCTGTGTGAGTTATTGATTTTTTTTTACCGTTATTAAAAGTTAAATTTAAAGCTATTCTGTAAATTTCTTTATATTTAAATTTGTGTTTTTTACTTATTTTTTTAAAAAGATTTATTGTATATTCATACAAAGAAGAATTAATTCTGTTTTCTTTTTGATCTTCTGATCTATGTAAAATTATATGACTTAAAAAAGGAAAATAATTATTTTTAGTTTTACCTATTTCTGTTTCATTTAAATAAAAAGGAAAATTGTTACTATCTATTATTGTAGATTTTAAATAATTTTTTTCTGTTTTATTAAGTATATTATTATATTCTTTAAACATCTTTAGCCATTCCTTTTGGTATAGCTTGAATATTCCAATGTATAAATCTAAAAGGTTCTATTCCAAAATCTATTGAAAATTCGTGTTCTAAATACCCTGGAAATATAATTAATGTTCCTGGTTGAGGTTTAAAATGAACAAGGTCGTTACCATTAAAAATTTCTTTTGTATGTGGTTTCATTTTTAATTTTGTAGTTCTAGCTCCAGTTCTTGGTTCATGAAAAATAGGGTAAGATGTTTTTTCATTTGCTTTTAAAAAATAAAATCCGGATACATGTTGGTTCCAATGCACATGAGCTGAATGATACCCACCTCCTTTTTTAGCAAACTCTTGCACCCATATTTCAGTAAACATAGTGGTGTATTGTTGCATATCAAAACCTTGTTTATCTAAATAATCCCAAGATTTTTTTCCTATATATTCTCTAAAATCTCTAAAATTATTATCAACTGTAAGAGATGTTGAGTGATAACTTCTTCCAAAGTCACCAAATTTTTTTATATGTGCTTTAGCTTCTGGAAAATTTTTAGCAGCTTTAATATATTTATTAGAGGCTTTAGTTAATGATTTTATAAACTCTGGTTTTTGTTCAGACCAAATAGTCGTGTTAAAGTAATTATTTATATACATATTATTTAAATGGATATCCTAGGTTCCACATCACCAATGAATATCTTATTCCTTTCGTTACAGGTTTAACTCTATGCCATACAAATGATGGAAACACAATAATAGATCCCTTAGGAAGTATTTCTTTTGCCTGTTTCAAATGTTTAGCTTCTTCTCTCATATGCGGATCATAGTTTCTAAAATCAAATTCTAGTTCTCCGCCTTCATATTCTGAACCATCCGTTAACTGACACGTCATAGACAGCTTTCGAATTTTACCCTTCTCTGGACCTTCTTTGTCATATACTTTATCCCAAGAATCACAATGCCAATCATAATATTGATTAAGTTTATATTTTGTAAACTGACAAGATTCAGATCTATCCCATTCAAAGTTCCATCCAGCTCTTGCATTTGCTTCGTGAACATATGGGTGTAATTCTTTATAGATCCATGTATCATTCAACCATACTAAATCAGAGTTTCTTTTTCTTTTCATATCTTTAATTTGATCTTTAGTTAATTCTTCATCACCATAACCACCTGTTTTTGCCATAGTTTCTGCTTGTGTTAACCCATATTTTATAATGTCATCACAGATTTTTGGAGGTACCGCTGATTTAAAATACCAATAATAATTAGATATATTCATAGGTTATAGTCTGTACAAAATTTAAACTATCTTTCTGATTATTAGTTATGTAATACATATTTGTTGATGGAAACATTATAAATTTATTGTTTTTAAGTTGTATATCCCAACTTCTTCCTTTACGTCTGTTATCTTCATAATGTATTCTAACCATACAGTCTTTAACTTTAACTCCATAAAGCATTGTAAAGTCTGGAGAGTTTAGTAGATCCACTGGATCAACATTTAATAAAGGAATTGTTGTCTCATTAGGTTTATAGATATCTCCCCATGTTTTTTTATTTACTAATTGAAAACCATATTTTAAATTAATATGATCTTTTATATAGGTATTTAACTTATCCCAAGTTTTTGAAAACTGTAATTTTTTATTAGTTAAATTAGAGTGTAAAATGTGATGAGATAATTCAGTTTTATCTATTTCCCAATGTTTTGGCATTGAGACATCTCCAAAATATAATGACTGTTCCGTTAATACTTTCTTTTGCATACCTACTACTATAGATAATAAATCTAAGTTAAATTGTCAAGTATTAAGAAACTAGTAAATAATCTTTTAAATCCCAAGATTGATTTTCTTCATTCCACTGATATCTGAATTGATGAGTGCCAGCTTCGTTTTGTAAAATTTGTTCAGCTGTCAATGTAGGGGCATCACCTATTGGTGATTTCCAACAAGCCGATGCATTATGTTTTACCCAAGAAACATAAGGTTTTTCAGGCCAGAAAATATTATCATCTTCGTCCCAAATATAACCTATACCTGCGTAATTTCCTCTAAAAGGAATACCATCTAATCTATGTGTATTATTAATTGTATTATATGAAGTTTGAATCCATAAATTTGCGGGCCAATTATTGTGTTGTTCTAAATAAGTTTGTCCAACAGATTCTTCTTCAACACCATCAGAATTTAACATGTCTGAATTATTTAATGTTAATACTCCAAGTACTTTATTTGTTTCCGATATTTTTGCAAAATGTGCCATAATATTTTCCTATTGAAATTTGTACCTTATAATTACTATACCTGAACCGCCGGCACCACCGGGAGTTCCTCCATTTCCACCACCACCGCCGCCACCACCACCTCTCTCTGCTGTACCTGCTCCACCTTGTTTATTAGGATTGGGTCCGTTAAAACCTCCAGTTCCACCAGGATTACCAGTTCCGCCTGGAGAACGACCATTAGATCCACTTGGAGAGGTTCCATGAATACCGCCACCACCACCACCAGAAAAAGCTGTTGGACTTCCATTAATTGAAGTTGTTGCTCCAGCTCCACCGGCACCACCGGTACCATTTGCAGTTGGGGCTGGTGTTTGTTGACCTATTTGAGTTGCCCCACCACCGCCTGCACCTAATTCAGCTACAGAATTAGCTAGTCTAGGTAGGTTTGGACCTTTACCACCAGGAAATCCTTGAGATGGACTTACTGGAGGTGTATTTCCTGTTCCACCTGTAGGACCATCAGGACCATCTTGAGGTTGAGGCGCAAAAACACCGGCTCCACCACCACCAGATCCACCTGGTTTTCCTTGTCTAATTCCATTATTAGTACTACATTCTCCAGCTCCACCACCTCCACCACCTGCGGAAGTAAGACCTAGTGCACTTGAGGCAACGCCACATCCACCAAATCCTGGAGGATTAGCACCAGGTGCTACTCCAGCCGGACCTCCACCACCTACTTGAATTGGATAGCCTTGTGCTGTTACTGGTATTCCATTATTAGTACCTGATGTGCAAGCTATTGGACTTGATGTGTAAGTACATTGAGGAGATTTACCTTCTCTAAATCCTCCTGCTCCACCGCCGCCAGCATCTTCATAACCACCACCACCACCGCCTGCTACTATCATATATGAAACTTCATTTGAACCAGCGGAATTACCTGTTGAACAAACTGTAAAAGTTCCTGGTCCTGTAAATGTGTGTACTTTAAAATTTGTATCAACAGTCGTTATTGTTCCACCTGTTGCAACAATAAATTCAGGTGTCGCACTTCCGCCACCAGCACCAAATCCTAAGACTTGATAACCGAATGATTTACCTTTTCGGGTCTGTATGTTTTTTGTGTTCTTACTTGAAGTAAGTTTATTTTTAATGTCTCTCATATCTAAATTCCTTATGCGTCGTTAGCAGCGTCAGTAG